CTATGGGGTATCAGTCGTCTACTACGACTACGATTCCTACGCCGTCGTTCAGCACGGTTGCACCGCTTCCGTCGTGGACTGGTACGGTCAGCATCGACGGTACGACTACGGCTGTGCTTGCTGACGGTAACGTGAACATTAGCCGTTCGGTTGAGCCAATCTTTACGGTTGACGGTAATCAGCAGCCGTATCAGTTGTTTGCTGGTCCGATGGTTGTTTCGGGTGCGCTTAAGTTGGTGTATGAAAACGACGCTAACTCGTACACCCGGTTTGTGAACAATACCCGTGGTGCTGTTGTTATTGATTTTGTTTCCGGTGCTGGCGCAACTCAGACGGAAGTTAAGTTCCAGATGTCCAAGTGCGCGTTCACGGTTGCTAAGATTGATCGCAGCAAGGATTACATTGAGATTGATCTGACCTATAAGGCTCTTGCTAACACGACCGATATTGGTACGTCGGCAGGTTACGGGCCGTGCAAGGTCACGCTGAAGAACACTAAGGCTACTGGCACCTTCGGGTGATTCTGATTAAGGAGTAGATGGGGAATGCAGAGAGTTACTGTTCATGGTGGTTGGGTTGACTATCGGGAGCCGGAGGATGTTCCTGAGCGTCTGCGTCGTCGGGTGACGATGCTGGCTTCTCAGGCTCCTTCGGTTGCTGCTCGGGTCGGTTCTGGCGAAACAGATATTGATGAGAACGATATGAGTTTCCTGCTCGGTTTTAACGATGCAGTTGCTATGTGTCTCATTATGGGATGGTCGTGGGAACAGCCGATCAGCGTTGAAGGTTTGCAAGACCTTCCGGGTCGCGTGTATGACGAGATTGTAAAGTATTGTCAGGTTTTGGTTCCTCGTTTGCTGCCGTCGTTTGCTGTTGATACGGACCCAAAAGCCCTTACCGAGAGTTAAACCGTATCGAAAATGCGTTAAAGGGTCTTAGCGATCCTCGGTTTCCTGTGCGTTTAGAGTTGCGTGATTATCAGTTGGCTCGAACGTTTGGGTGGACCCGTGACCAGATTGATAATCAGCCTGCGGTGTGGTTAGATTGGTTATTAGCGATTCACGCTAAGGTACGAGAGGCTGAGGCTGATGCCGGTAACATTTGAGTTGCAGGGATTAGATGCAGCGGTATTTAAGTTGAAGGCTGTGTTTGGGCCTAAAACGTCTGATCGTACTATTGAAGCCATGCGTAATGGTATGGTTGAGTTGGCTGAGATGGTAAAGTATCAAGCCAAGGGCCGTGGTGGTTTAACTCGTTGGCCCGCTCATGCTCCTAAGACTTGGACTCCTTCTAAGCCGGGAACTCCTCCTGCGCGTATTTCCGGCGATTTGTTGAACTCTATTCAGATTAAAGGCGATTCTTCGCGTCGGTTGACTAACTTGTGGATACGAGTTGGTTCTGATTTGGAGTATGCCAAGGTGCAAGAATATGGCGGTGTTTCGTCTTTTGACGAGGCTAAAGCCGTATATAACAAGGGGCCTCGTTATATCCCTGCTCGCCCTTTTATGCGGCCTGCTTATAACCGTACTTTTGGAAGCCGAAAAGGTTTTGCTGATAGAATTATCAGAGAGAATGTACGTCGTTCTCTAACGGCTTCGTATCGCATTGCTGATGTTTAAGGGTTTGCTATGGCTGATGATTTGAATGTCAATGTAAATCTTAAAGGCAACGCTTCTGAGTTTGTTGGTGCCGCTAATCAAGCATCTAAAGCCGTTGAAAGTTTGGCGGCTAAAGTTGCTGCACAGTATGCACAAATTAATGCTGTTGCATTGCGTACTAAAGAGATTGTTACCAATGTTTTTGTTGGCGAACCTGTTGCTGCTGTTCAAAGATATGCAGAAAATTTGCGTCTTGTTGCTCAAAGCACTAACGCTTGGAGCGTTGTTCAAAGAGCATTTTTTAATAGTTTGACTATTGGCTGGCAGTCGGGGGCTAGAGCAACTGTTGATTATTCTGGAGCAGCAAAGAATGCGTTGGCAGTAGTACAGGCTCAGTCTGATACTGCTCTCAAAACGATGCTTGCTGGATGGCAGAATAATCAAACGCAGGTTCAGCAATTTGCTTTGGCATGGAATACGGCTCTTGATAACGTAACGCAAAAAAATATTGCTGCTACAAAAGCAATGTACGATAGTTGGACTTCGGGTTGGACTAATCCTCAGCCAACGCTTGCATCTCAGTTTACTACTGCTTGGAACAATGCTCTTAATTCTGTTCAACAGAAGGCTCAGCAGACGGCTGTAAGTGCTGCAAATAGTTTTCAGCAGGGCTTTGCTAATGCTCAGGCTAATGCTCAGAAGGTAGCGCAGTTTACTAGTAATCTTCAGATGGCTGTTGCGCGTGCTATGTCATCTGGCGGTCCTGTGTTGGGGCCTGCGTTGCCTGCTGCGTTGCCTGCTGCGTTGCCTACTGCTCAACAGATTAAGCCAACTGTTGATGCGGTAACAACGCTGTCTAGCAGGTTGACTGCTGCTACTGTTGCGTTTGGAGCGTTTGCTGTTGCAGGCGTTAAGGCGTTTAACAGCATTGTGGGTAAAGCGCAAGAAGTTATGAAGTCGTTTAACAAGTTGGGTGAAAGTGTTTACCGTCTAAAACTTGCTACCGGCGATACAACAGAAGAAGTGTCTGCATTTCGTTACGTTGCCGAAATGGCAGGCGTGACCTCTACAAGTCTTGAAATGCGTTGGGCAATGTTCTCTAAGGCTCTTGTTCAGAACAACAAGTATGTCAAGGCTTTGAACATTGAGTACAAAAACGCTAATGGGACGTTTAAAACTGCTGGCGATTTGATGACTGAAGTTGGAGAAAAACTTCAGTCTATGACTGATGCCGAGAAACGTGAGGCTTCTGCTAACGCTTTGTTTGGCCGTGGTTTTAAAGACATTATGCCTTTGTTGGTTATGACACGCAAGGAAAAAGAACGGCTTATTGAAGTTGCTAAGAAGTCGGGGTCCATTCTTTCTGATGACGATTTGAATGCCCAAAGAAACTTTGCTATGGCTACAAGGCAGTTGAATGCAGCCATTCAAGGTTTGTATTTCTCTATTGGTAAAAGTCTTGTCCCTATGTTTAAAGCGATGGCGCAAGGCGCAATGAACCTTGTAATTTTGTTTAGACAGTTTTGGGAATCTAATTCGATGGTTGCCAAGATTATTAAGTTTGTTGCTGCTACTGGTGCCGTGCTAGTTGTTGTTTTGGGTGGTTTGGCTTTGGCTATCAAAGCAGCAGGTTTGGCTACTCTTGGATTTAAGTTGATGCTTGATCTGTTGTTGGCTCATCCGATCATTCTGACTATTACAATTATTACAACTGTTCTTATTATGCTTGCGTTGAAGTTTGATTGGGCGCAGAAGATTGTGGTTGGGGCAATGGGTGTTATAGCAGCGGCTATTGGTGTGGCTGCTTCCGTAATTATTATGTCGTTCCAAGCAATTACTTCTGGCATTGCTGCGGTTGCTTATGGGGTTGGCAAAGTTGCAGGTTGGTTGGGTAAGACGTTCCATATTGGTTGGTTGGAATCGGCTGGAGATGCAGTATCTAATTTTGTTGTAGATACTGAAACAAAACTAACTAAGTTGGCTTTGAGTCTGCCGGGTAAGGGTTGGTCTCTTGCCAATGAATTGGGCAACAATGTCTTCAACGGGTTGAAAGACAGCAAGTTGGGAGCCGCTAATCTTGGGTTTGCTGATACCGGAGCATACGACCCGACTATTGGTGGCGGTGGCGGTAAGGCTAAGAATAAGTTGCTTGAACATTTTAAGCAGATGGTTGATGCTTCCCGTGCATCGTTGAATGCTCTGATTGATGAGGCTAAGAACGCTAAGAAGCAGATGGATGATACTGCTAAGAGTGTTCGTGATTCGTTGCGTGGGGCGTTTAGTATTACGGAGTTGGCTGATGCTACGGGTGGCGGTCGTAGCGGTCAGGCGATGATTTCGTTGTTCCAACGTCGGTTGAGTGCTATGCGCGGATTTGTAGATAATATTCGCAAACTTAGAGGTATGGGTATTCCGTCGGATTGGTTGGGCGAGATTGTTAATGCTGGCGTAGAGAAGGGTGCTGCGCTTGCTCAGATGTTGGTTAATCAACCGAATGTGTTAAATCAGTTGACTGTGTTGCGCGAGCAGATGAATGTTGAGACTCAGGCCGCAGGCGAGTTTGTCGGTCAGGCTATGTATGGGGATAAGATTGCTGAGGCTATTGCGCGTTCGACCGCATATCAGTCTCAGTTCCAAAAGTTGTTGACTGCTGGCAAACGTGTTGGATACCAGCCGACTGCGGAAGATAAGGCTATTGCTACACAGAACATTGCCAATGCTGTGTACATGAATGTCGGTACTAATGCTGACCCGTATGCAATTGAGAATGCGATTGCTTGGGCGCTTAAGACTGGCGTTGGTGGTGCTTCTCGTCGTCGGCCCCCTCGCGATAACAGTTGGACTGGTGGTAATCAGAACAGTTGGGTTGGCGGTTTTGGCCCTGAGTACGGTAATGGTGGTTATCGTCCCGGTAATCAGTACGGTAGTTTCGGTCCCGAGTACGGCTATTGGGGCGGTATGGGTGACGTTAATCAACAAACTGGCGCTACTGACATTAGTGGCTTCCATATTGGAGCGGAGGCATAATGGCTTCGTTTGCTGCTCTTACACAGAATTACCAGTTTGCTTTTGGCGACGGTACTGTTGGCGACCAATGGGTGTTCGGTGGTCCCGGTGCTGGTGTTCAAGTTCTTGAAGTAGAAGGCTTGGAAGGTCTACCTAGTCTGCGTACTCAGGACACTAATCGTGGTTATATGGACGGTGCGTTTTCTGGCCGTGACTTTATTGATGCTCGTTCTGTGACGTTCACGTTGCAGATCATGTCGGACAACACTAATTCAATGCAAACCTATTTGGCTGAGTTGCAGAAGTATTTGATGCCGCAACGGTCAGGGTTAAATGTGTTGCAGGTGTATCTGCCGGGTGGCCGGGGTGTGCGTCGTTTGTATGGGCGTGTCCGTAAGCGGCAGATTACGATTGACCCTAATTATGTGTATGGTCGGGCTATTGCTCAGTTGGAGTTTTATTGTCCTGACCCTCGCATCTATAGCGACACAGCGTCGTCTTACACGATTAACAGTCTGTCGTCCCTGT